TGTAAGCCACACCCGCCATCGCATACGCGCTGAACCATTCATTCACGCGTGCAGACGGCCCCGCCATCACGCTGAACCAGCGGTTACGCACGGAATCTTCATGCCAGCGGGTATCGCTGTAGCGCGTTTTTTGCTCATCCTCAGCATTGGCATAACTGAAGGACGTAATCAGCCCCAGCGCGTCCATAAACTCATAACGGTATTTCACGTTAATCCCGTTCAGATCATCACTACCTGGAACGTTCGTCGAGGCATGGAGATACCCCGCGCTCAGCGTGGACTGATGTTCTGCTGCACTCGCTGGCGTAGCAGCGGCGACCTGCCAGACTACTGCGGACAAAATAACAGCACATAATTTACGCATAATTACCTCTCGCTTTTCTGCAATAAAAAAGGCGCCATTTCTGGCGCCCGTATCTGGGTTATAAAATTCAGCTAATCGTGATGCCTGCAGTGGCTTTCTTCATCACCACAACCAGCAAATCGCTGATACTTGCTGTGGGATACCAGTTATTTACCAGCCATGCTGACACCGAAAACTCCAGTGTCATGTGACCGTGACCGGCAGGCATATCAATAACACCACTGTAAATCAGCGTATTATCCAGCGCGGTACGGTTATAAATTTCAGCACCGTTTTTCCGCACTATCAGACGGCATGAGGAGTAAATATCAGTATGCTCTTTCTCATGTTTAGCGCCGCTGAATGCCACCGCCGGAATAACAATCTGCCGGTCAAACGGCTGATCGTCATAAACCCTGACGGTAATGGTTCCTGATGGCCACCGCTCCGGTGCACGGGAGTCCCGGGGGAAAGCTTTGCCCACTGTTTTAACGAGATCGCCTTCAATCTGGTTCGCGGACAATTTTCCCAGAACCCGACAGTTCTCGTTAATCGTGACGTTGTTGAGCGTCCCGGAGTTCGCATTCACGTTACCGCTGATATCGGCATTTTTCGCCGTCAGCCGCCCGTCCGGTGTCAGGGAAACGCCGGAGGATTACCGCCGCTGGTAATGGTGGGAGCCGTCAGATATTTCAGGAACACTTCATTCATAAATATCTGATCGCCCTGACCAACAAACATCGGCTTTGTGTTGCCATTCGCAGGATTAATCATCGCAATCCTGTCTGCCGCCAGCAGCACCTGACTCTGCATTCCTGCTGGCGTATTCTCAATACCGGCACCGATACCCGCAATATAAAGGCGTCCGTCCTGCATCTGCTGCAGTTTCACGGCCCACATGCTGTTCAGGTTATTATTTGTATCAACCTGAACTTTCTGTATCTGCTGGATTGCCGCACTCTGATTTTCCAGTTTTTTATTGTACGGTCTGCGTGATTTCATTGCTGACATTCGTAATGGACGTCCTGATTTCAGCCAGGTCCGGCGCAAGCTGACCGTTATCAATCTGCGTCCACAGCTCCTGGGCCAGATGTGTTTTCCCGATTTCTCCTTTGAAAAAATCCAGGTAACCTTCCGCATCATCGCTCGCCCGACCGACAGCCTCCACGAATGCCGATTTGCCAACAGTATTCACACTGCGGATATAAAAATAATAATCATGGCCCGGTTTGATATTGATACTGGCAGCTATCCAGTACAGCGCCGAGCCAACGATAGCGGGCTGCGGTTTCAACCTGCCTGATATCCGCAATCCGCTTTTCCGAGAACCAGAACTCAAACTGTACCGTCGGGTCATAAACGGCAAGATGCGGCGTGGCGGTTATCTGAAAATAGCCCGGCGTCAGCTCAATCCGCGACGGTGCTGCCGGTGCGGCAATCCGGAAGGTGGTGGTGGCAGGTTCACCCTGCTGGCCATAGCTGTTTATCGCCCGCACCGTCAGGGTGTATTCCCCGAGCGGCAGGCCGCTGAAACGGTGCTCCGTGTCTGCGGTGATGGCGGTGGTCACCAGTCTGGCATCCGTTCCCTTACCACTGGTCAGGCGCAGACTGAAGCGCACGCCCTTCACCACCCGCGGCGTGTCCCATTTAGCCTGCGCCAGATACTGGCCGTCAGCTGCACTCACCTCCACCGTCAGGTGCTGTACTGCCGGTGGGATGACGCTGTTCAGGGAACCTGACTGCGGCTCAAAGCGGGCACCGTTATCCACGATGGCTTCTTTTTCCGGTACGTGCTGCACCGCCGTGATGGCAAAGGTGCCGTCCGTGTTTTCCCGGACGGAGACACAGCGGAACAGGCGACGGCGCAGTGACGGCAGGGAGAGTCCCCACACCCCGTATGTCTCCACACCATCAGGCAGGGTACTGACCTGTATCCGGTCCGGCGCGGGGTGTGCGGTGATGTCCACACTCACCGGCTTACCGCTGCCGTTAATCAGGTTCACCGTGGCGGCACCGGTCTCCGGCAGTGTCACCTCACGGTCCAGCGTCAGGGTGCGGCTGGCGGCATCGATGGACAGGACACGTCCGCCGGTCATGGTCCCGGCATAGTCGTTATCACAGATTTCAATAATGTCACCGGGTGTGTGACGCAGCCCCTGTGACCCGAGCGTGAAATCCACCGTCTGCGTTTCCAGCAGTCCGGTCTTTATCACCCACAGCCCGGCACGGTGGGCCTGACCGCGACTGGTGCAGCCGAACGCATCCATCTTCAGCAGGTTGCGTCCGTAGCGCAGTATGGCTTCCGGGTCTTCCACCAGTTCCGTGGAGGTCTGCCAGCCGTTCTGCGGGTCGGTGTAATTCACCTCCACCGCCGTGTGGCGGTCCTTCAGGGCGCTGAAGCTGTAGCGAAACCCCACGCCGTTATCATCCACCACCACATCACTGTTGGTGTAGGCCACACCACATCTGACGGACGGTCCTGCACAAACGTCAGCGTCTGCCCGTTCCATACCGGCATACAGCGCATCGCCGAGCAGAAATCACTGAGAACGTCCCACGCCTTACGCTGTTGAGACAGGTACGCATTGAAAGTCATCCGCGGCTCTGTGCCCCCGAAACCATCCGGGACCGTCTGGTCGCAGTACTGCGCAATGGCATACAGCGCCCACTTGTCCACATCCGCCGCCCCCAGGCGTTTTCCCATTCCGTAGCGCGGGTGGGTCAGCATGTCCCACAGGCACCAGGCAGGGTTGTTGCTGTATGCCGGTTTCAGGCTGCCGTCCCAGATGCCGCTGTACGTGCGTTTTTCCGGGTCATAGTTTGACGGTACCTGGATGATGCGACCGCGGATATGGTAGTTCACCGTCATCTGCTGACCGCCAAACTGCTCCGCATCCACCTGCAGCCCCACAATCGCCGTGTTCGGGTAGCACTGTTTCACATCGATGATTTCGGTGTATGACGACCAGAGCGTCTTATTCTGCAGCTGGTCCGAGGTGCTGTCCGCTGTCTCCCGGACCATCCGGATGTTAAAGGGCCGCTCAGGCAGATTATCCAGAATCACCGACGCCAGAAACTGCGAGGTGGTCTTGCCGTTAATGGTGACATCCTTTTCCGTCACCCAGTTACCGTTACGCTGCAACTGAATCAGCAGTCGGACAGAAGAGTGATTACGGTCGCCCTTTGAGGTGGTCTCCAACAGTGACTGCACCCCGAAGGTGACCCGCAGGCGGTCAATGTTCGCGGACGTAATGGTGCGCGTCACCGGTTTTGCCTTCGTCACTTCCACGCCCAGTCCGGTTTCAGCTCCGGAGGACTCAAAGCCTTCCGGTGGTGTCTGCTCCTGCTCCCCGGCACGCCAGACCGCGGTCACACCGTGTATCACGGGATTGCCGTCCGTGTCCGTCAGTGGGGTTTTGTTCACCAGAATACTCTGCAGTCCCTTCACCGGACCTTCTATCGGTCCCTCACCAATCGCATCAATCACACTCATCATCTGCGTGGATTTGAGATTATCCTTCGCCTCACGAGGCGTGTGTGCCTTACCGCCACCTTTTCCCATACAGCCTTCCCCTGAATAAATTAACCGCCACTTGCCATTCCGTACAGAAGTCGGATATCCTTCGCCCGAAAAGCATGAAACACATTTCTGCCATGCTAAAGAGAAACCCCGGTATCAGCAGATACCGGGGTTTTCTTTCATGCCCACCGATAATCCTGTTGGTTAAAACCGGTAATGGCATAAAAATTCTGAATATCTTCACATTTTCACACACTGACTGTGGCGCTTATAATTTCGCTGCGTTAGTGTTTTTTTGCCCGAGTAACAAAAACAACTCCTTAACATTGATCTTCATTTGTCTGTCCCCGCAGCTCCGCGATCACTGCGGGATTTTTTTATGTTTTATCCCTGTCGCCCGACAACCACGACCGTTCCGCCCCCGCCTTCATCACGGGTGCTGATGTCCTGGGATATACGGCGGGAGCCAACCAGCATTTCCCCGTAAGGCACCGGCATCGGGTTCCCCTGGGCAATCATGTTATCCAGCGAGGAAAAGTACGTGTTCTGTCTGCCGTTATCCGTTGCGCGGTAATCCGGTGTTTTTGCCTTCGGGGCCAGCATCTGGGCCACACCGCCCAGAATCATGCTGGCTCCAAGTGAAAACAGCATCGTGGTGGCAGAAAAACCACCGGCTGCCAGGGCTGAACCCCATAACGCCATTGATGCCCCGGCAGTGAAGAAAGAGCCCACGATGGCTGCCGCCCCCAGCACAATCTGCAGTCCACCCTTTCCGGCCCCGGCCAGTCGCGGCACAATATGGATGACCGTTCCCTCACCCAGCTGTTCGTGAAGACGGGCGTACACCGCCTCCGGTGCCGTGTCATAACCGGCAATACGTATCTGGTACCAGCCTTCGTTCATCTGACGGCGAAAGCCCGGCACCTGTAACGACAGCGCCCGGATGGCTTCCGCTGCCGTGTTCACATACAGGCTGAGGCGGCGGCCAAATCGTTGTAAATCCCCGTGAAGGCAGATACGTGCCAGTGGCGGTGACGCCAGGCTGAATGCGTTCGTCGTTGCCATTTTTCGGAATACCTCTCCCGTTTACTCAGTTGTTCAGGCAGATGGTGAAGCAGTTCACCGTTGCCGCAGTATATGGCGGCATGATTGGCCACCGATGCGCCAAAGCAGCACAGCAGGATATCGCCCGGCTGTGCGGAGGGCAGGGGCATCCTGTAAAAACCAGTCGCCTCCATATTGTCCAGGTACAGGTTCTGACCGTTGCGCCACCAGTCATCCTCACGCTCAAAATCCGGCATATCAGTCCCCGCCAGATGATAAGCATCCCGGAACAGCGTGTAACAGTCCGTCACCCCGTGCTCAAAGCGCCGTCCTGTCAGATGTGGCACACAGCGGAATTTGTGAATGTCACCCCGGCAGACCAGCCACCAGGGCAGTGCGCTTTTTATCTGCAGCCGCCGGTCGGCCTCGCTCAGCCAGGGCAGCCCACCGGGGTGGCTGTGGACCAGTGCCACAATCTCCCCCTGCATCTCTGCCTGCAGCCAGTCTTCCGGTGCGATACGAAAATACGCCTCCGGCTCTGCAGAAATATTCACACAAGGGATATACCCACTCCCCCTCCCGGCGTGCTTATCACGAAGCCGCACGACTCCGCAGGCGCACACCGCCGGGCATGCGCCAGAATCGCTTGATTCAGTCTGTGTCATAAACCGGGATTTACTGCGAAAGTTTATTGATGGAAAGGAAACCGCCAAAATTAGCCACCATGCTGCGCATCTCACACCCGCGCATGCACTTGCTGCATCTGTCCTTACGGATATCCGTGGTGGGGTTGTCGAACTCATCCGCCACTGCCGGCCCGTTAACCGCATTCATCTGCGCGGTAGTCCACATACAGGTGTTCGCCAGCATGATGCGACCGGGAAACAGCGCTCCGTCCGTCTCCGTCGGTGTTGCCAGCACAAACGAGGCCGTCATG